GGTGTGCGTTACTCTGAGCTTTTAGCATTCATTATTTCAGCAATTTAAGGAGAATAGAAATGGCTATAAACACAACTTGGTCAGTTGGTAATCTGACCCGTATAGAAGCTGACGGTGGCGTCATTCAAGCAGTTTGGAGCCTAGTCGCACAAGGCGATGAAGAAGGCGAAATTGCACAAGAGGGTGGTAAAAATCGTTTTACTTACGATGCGTCTGCAAGCGGGTTCATCGCTTACGATTCGCTGAAAGAAAGCGACGTTTTAGGTTGGATCTGGGAAGCCAATAAAGCGGAAGGTGAAACTGCTGACGAATATAAAGCCCGTATTGAAGCTGAGCGCACTGCGAAGGTTGAAGCTCAAATAACGCGCAACGCAACGGAAGCAACTGGAGTGCCTTGGTAATGAGCGAAGAAAATAAAGTCGTAATCAACGATGAAGAATACAACTTCGGTGATCTCAAGGTCGAGACCCAGGCCCACATTGCTAGAGTCGCGGAGATTCGTCGTGAAATCGCGACACTGCAACAGCAGATCTCAGAGCGTAATGTATTGCTGCAAGCCTACACTCAGAGCATCGTTGAAGGCGTTAAGCCTGTTGAAGAGTCTGAGATTGCACAAGGTCTGCCCGAAGGCTTCAAGGAACACTAATGAGTTTGCTTGAAATTGTAACCACACTTACTACGTTGTCCGTTGTCGCATCTGCTGTGTGTGCTGTCACGCCGACGCCGAAGGACGATGCATTCATGGCAAAATATGTGTATCCGGTTATAGAAGCCTTGGCGTTGAATGTTGGCAAAGCAAAAGAATAGCCATGTGCTATCTAGCGATGGCAGAGGTCTGGGAATTGGATAAAGCCGATAAGGCGTTGCAGGAAATCAACACACATGAACGTGAGTGTGCGTTGAGATATGAGCGTATAGAAGAACGCCTGAAAGATGGTTCTAAGCGCTTTGACAGGCTGGATGAAAAGATTGACCGCTTTGGCAATAGGCTTTGGTGGATTATTGGTTTGATTGTAGTGAGCATCTTGGTGCCACAATTTTTAGGAGGTTGATATGTCAGATGAAGGAATCCGTGTCCCAACGTGGGCCTTACCAGCGTTTCTAGCAGTGCTTTCGGGTGCCGTCGTATGGGGTGCGTCTGAAGCTAGAGCACAGGCAACACAAGAAGAAGTTGACCGCATTGAAGCAGTGGTAGAGAAAACAGTTGCTGAGGCACAAGCCACGGGAAAACTCGCAGCAGTCAATGCGACAAAAATCGAGGCTATCGTGGACAGCTTAGCGGAGCAAGCGGAAACCGCCAAGGCCAGCGATCAGAAGCTCCAGCAACTGATCGAAATAATGCTGAAGAACCAGAACTAAAGTATGACCCTGCCAATCCAAACCTATATTGCGATTTAAGAGAATGGCGGATGTTGGAATTAGTCAACCCGCCACAGTATCGACATTGCATCGCTATGGAGTGGATGCGGTATAACCATCGTCAGTGCGAATACGGCGGGATGATTTACGTACAGAACACGATGTCTCGCGTTCTCGGAACTGCACACCAGCTTGATGTAGAACTACTCAGTTGGGAACTACTCAGACCCAAGGCTGTCAAAGCTCAGGTTGTTGAGAAAAAGCGTAGGTTATAATGGAAATACCACCCTTCCCAAACTCCGTAAACGCTCCGCTTTATAGGCCCAAAGAGATTCATGATGCCTTCAGAGTGGACTCTTTTTCGCGTGTGTCTCTTGTTCAAAAGGAAGCGGTAAGTCGTTACTTTGAATTTGTATATGAGTTTCGCAACGGTGAGGTGCAGACCTCAATTCCAAAGGTTTTTCGGCAAGACATCGTGGATCTAAAAGCATGACCATGATGGTTTTTGTACTGATTGTTCTTGAGCGCGGCCAACCTACGGGCCAAGAGTTTTATTTTCAAGAGCTAACCTCATGCCTTGAGTACAGCAACGCGCTCAACGCTCAGTCAGTTGGCAAGATCAATGAGCTTCTAAGCAATAACCGATTCTTCTCCACGTATTGCGCGATCCGTGAAATCCCACAATCAGATGCTGGAACCAAGATATTCTTCCGTGATCCGAAGAAACCGGAATGACAATGAGTCCTAAGAAATTGGAACCCAAATCAAGGTATGCTCAATATGACCTAGATGGAGATGGGGTCGTGAGCGATGAAGAATTACAAAGAAATCAAGAGCTTGTTGAAATCGAACTGCGTGAAGAGAAAGCAGATAGTCAACGCCGAATGGCTTGGATTAGTCTTTCTAGTATGGTGGTTTACGCTCTTTTACCACTCATGCCTTTTGTCCCAGAATCTCGTTTGTCCACTTTGGCTTCTCTAAGCGACATGCTGTTTCTGAGTCAGGCCAGTATTGTAGGGCTATACTTTGGTGCAACTGCATATATGGCAAAACGATGATTGATGATAAGAGGACAGAGATACGTTGCGCCAGATGCAGAAAGAAAGGGCATGTAATGAAGTTTGTACATTTTAGAGCGACAACATTATGCCCTCGCTGTTTCAACGTTGTTTTTAAGGTGGCGTGATGAGCATACTCGGATCACTCATAGGCCCAGCCACTTCTTTGCTCGACAAGGTGATTGAGGACAAAGACGAAAAGAATCGTATTGCTTTTGAGTTGAGCACTCTTGCAGAGCGTCATGCCCAAGAGCTTGCTAAAGGTCAGCTAGAGGTCAACAAGGTTGAAGCTGCTTCCAAGTCTTTGTTTGTGGCTGGGTGGCGTCCTTGTATTGGATGGGTGTGTGCGCTTGGCCTTTTTTACAACACTATCCTTTCTAATATACTGGGCATCTGGGTTGAAGTGCCTGAGATTGATACCACACTGCTCGTCCCCGTTATGATGGGCATGCTGGGTCTTGGCGCGATGAGATCCTACGAAAAGGTTCAAGGCGTAAGTCGGGAGAAGTAATGGGTATTGAATTGATAGGCATGTTGAAACGTCACGAAGGTGTGCGTAGCCATGCATACAAGTGTTCAGAAAACATGATTACTGTCGGCGTTGGGCGCAACATAGACGAAAACGGCGGGCTTGGGCTGTCTGAAGACGAAGTCGAATATCTTCTGGCTAACGACATCAAGCGTGTACGGGAAGAACTAGAAGATAATTACTTTTGGTTTCGCGCACTCAACGAAGCTCGGCAGGATGCGATGATTGATATTTGCTTCAATCTTGGGCTTACCCGGCTCCGTGGTTTCGTCAAAGCACTAGAGGCCATGTCACGTGAGCAGTTTGATATTGCAGCAGATGAGTTCATGGACAGTCGATGGGCTACTCAAGTTGGCAACCGCGCCGTTGAAGTCACCGAAATCATCCGCACAGGAGAGCATCAGTAATGCCTCTGCAGAAGTTTATCTTCAACCCTGGCATCAACAAAGAGGGCACAGACTACACCGCAGAGGGCGGTTGGTTTGATGGCAATCTGGTGCGTTTTCGCAAAGGGTTGCCAGAGAAGATAGGCGGCTGGCAGAAGTACATTCAAGCTTCGTATGAGGGCACCGGTCGTAAGCTTCACGGCTGGGTCGATCTTGACGGTACAAAGCTCTTGGGCCTCGGCACGCGGTTCAAGTTGTATATCCAAGAAGGCGCGAGCTACAACGACATCACGCCCATACGAGAAACAACCAGTGCAGGCGACGTCACCTTCGCTGCAACAAACGGTTCTAGCACGATCACGGTCACAGACGCCGGACACGGTGCGGTAAACGGAGACTTTGTGACCTTCTCTGGCGCGGCCAGTCTAGGCGGTAACGTGACTGCGGCGGTCTTGAATCAAGAATACCAAGTGGTCGCCGTGCCTACCGCAAACACATTTACGATTGTAGCGAAGGACACCAGCGGTGCAGAAGTTACTGCAAACAGCAGTGATACCGGCAATGGTGGCAGCAGCGTCGTAGGCGTTTATCAGATCAACTCGGGCCTGGATGTCTTCGTTGACGGTACGGGTTGGGGTGTAGGCACATGGGGCTCCGGTACGTGGGGCTCTACTACGTCTTTGGGTGACGCAAACCAGCTACGCTTGTGGTCGATGGACAACTTCGGCGAAGACCTCGTGTCCAATCCTAGAGCGGGCAGTATCTATTACTGGGACAAAACGAACGGCTTGAACACTCGTGCCGTGCCGTTGACCTCTTTGGCTGGTGCGAATCTTGCCCCCACTAGAGGATTGCAGGTATTAGTTTCTGACGTTGACCGCCACGCGATTGTCCTGGGGGCGGACCCAATAAGCGGCGGTAGTCGTAGTGGTTCGATAGATCCGCTCTTGATCGCTTTCTCAGATCAAGAAAACATTGCAGAGTGGGAGCCAAAAGCTACGAACACGGCAGGATCTCTTCGGTGCTCTGCTGGCTCTGAAATCATCGGTGGGTTGCGGGCTCGTCAAGAGACGTTGATCTGGACAGATGTCGCTCTTTACAGCCTACAGTTTATCGGCGCACCCCTGACCTTTGGTTTGAACCTGATCAACGAAGGTATCAGCCTGATAGGTCCAAACGCTGCGGTAAACGCGCCAAACGGCATCTATTGGATGGACAAGAAGGGCTTTTACATCTACAACGGCTCTGTTGCCCCGGTTCCTTGTAGCGTGCATTCGTACGTGTTTGATGATTTCAACGAGGGTCAAGCCTTTCAGTTTTTTGGCTTCCTCAACAAACAGTTCAATGAGGTTGGCTGGTTTTACTGCTCTGCAGACAGCGACTCGATAGACCGTTATGTGGTGTACAACTACGTCGAAAACATTTGGTCTATTGGCAATTTGTCCCGCACGGCATGGCTGGACGAAGGTATCGTGGCTTTCCCAAGGGCTGCTGGTGTCAACAGCGACTCGAATAACTGCTTGTTCCAACATGAAACCGGCAACGACGACGACGGCAGTCCGATGAGCGGTGTTTTCATCGAATCGGCGGACTTTGACCTTGGCGACGGTGAGGAGTTCCAGTTTGTAAAACGTATGATCCCCGACGTCAAATTCACTGGCACGGGCGGAGCAGATCAGCAAATGAACGTGGTCGTCAAGGCTCGTAACTTCCCAGGCGACTCATTGACCACGGACCAGACGACCAGCTTCACGGCGACGACTACAAAAGTCGACATGCGGG